TAGAGCAGGGTTTATTAAAACTGACGGAAGTTATAGAACTGGTAAGTTTGATTTCAAATATCGTAAGACTTGGAAACAAACTGACGGCACAATGTATAAACGAAAAGGCAAAGCTAGGACTACTAAAAGAGAAGATTATCTTTTAGCACACGACCTAGATAAGAAAGCACCTAGAAATATCTCATACCAAAGATTGTTATGGATAAGTGTAGGTAAAAAAATATGGGGTGTCAGTCAATTTAGATTAGCTGATGAGCATATTAGGTTATATGTTTTAAACCCAACGAAGTATAGTCAATTAAAAAATTTACTTCGTGGCAACCTAGATGGGAGTACAATGCAATGACAATGATTACATTTGAAAACGACCAACAAAGAAAAAACTTTCGTATGCGTATAGCACTAACTTGTTTAGAGGCAGAGGCAAATAGTAAGTTAGGTATTCGTATGTATCGTGGAAGTATCATACAAGTATTGCGTGAGTATTTTCCTAACTTACCACGAACAAGAAAGTCAGCTTATAAATACTTAATAAAGAAAGGATATTACAATGGCTAGAGATACTAAATGGTGTCAGAATCCTAAATGCCCTGAAAAGAAAAACGCAAATCAAATTAGGGGTAGCAAGGGTAGTAAGTATTATCAATCTAATCCTGCTAATGGATATGGTAATGGTAATTTTTGCACACTTAGTTGTTATGATAGTTGGTCTAGTGTATATTTAGATAGGGCTATTGACGCAATCGGTGTTAGAATAAATGAACCAGTAAAAGTTGATGTAGAAAATGCTTGGGAAGTTAAGTCAGAATATGTTTATAATAGAGGTGATGATACACGAAGTAGATATATTTATTTTTTAACTAATAAATTATTTAATGTAAGACACTCTATTACTATGGAACAAGCATTAGGAAACATACCAACGAGTGATGAGTACTGGCGTTACTATCAAACAATCACATCAGCACAAGCCAAAGAACTAGCACAACAGCTTGGCTTGACACCTCAACAATAATATAGTAATATATAGATACTACTGACGACAAGTTGGTAGTATCTTCAACAATGAAAGGAGTACTCAATGGAGAAGAAACGACAAGATATCAGATTAAATAAAGATTATCGGACAGCTTATATAAAAGACTTCCGAAGATTTTTAGAATCTAAATCTGATAATCCAAAGTATGAGGCATTTTTATCAGCTAAAACTTTGTGTAAGACTAGAATATCTGAGGCACATAAAACTGCTAAAGAAGTTGTTACACGATTGTATAAGCCTAAAGATGTCGCAGAGTTAAAACGATTGCAAAAAGATTACAATACTATTGACGCAACAGCGAAAGATAGTTGTTTTTATTTTGCAGTTATAGACAACAATGGCAAAAAAGTAAAAGTGCTAGACGAATATAATGATGAAGTTGATAAAAGAAAACATTTCAGCTTTGAATTAGATGGTAGTCTAGTTGGTCGTGAATATAGTCATGACCACGATTTTGCTTATGCTTGGTATCGTGAGGAGATGAAAGCCAATGGTTGTAATCCCGATATCGAAATCGAGCAAAAAGGCAACCAAAGTAATCCTCATCACTCAACAATTACTAATGAGAATAATAAGTGGTTAAAAGGTAATGACGGACAAGGTACTAATTGGCATAAGATTTGGAAAGAAAATTATGCTTTAGATATAATTGGTAGTGGTGGTTGTCGTTCTCGTGCAATACCTTGCACCGAGTCAGAGTTTGCCACCTTTGAACTTATGTTAGTAGCAAAGTCAGAGGTAGTAAGAACTCATCAAGATTGGATTGGTTCTATTATACGAGCAACTAATCTAGTTGGTGAGCAAATCAAAGCTATGAAAACTAAATCTGAAATAGATATGTTAGCTAAAGAATATGATTGGGAACCAAATGTGGTTCTTAATAAAGTCTTTGGCAATGCATTAGTAGTTAATCCTGCTAGTGTTAAGTCTATGACAGATTCTATATTAGGTTACGAAAGGAAACCTAGCAAGGAAGAAAAGATTGCTAATGCAAAAATTGCTTTGCAGAAACATCTTAAATCCCTACAAGTAGCTTAAATTACATAAAGGTTAGGCGAGCAATCGCCTAGCCTTTTTTTATGGATATACATTACGGAATACTACAATTAATTATAGGTCTATGTGCCATTATGGTGGGTGGACTTATTGTTTATTTTGTGATAAACTATAATATAAAAAAAGAAAAACAACAAAAAGAAAGAAAGAAAAATAAGGTACACAACTATGAGATATAAATACAAAGTAAGAGAGTTAGGAAAAGATATAGTACAAGATATGGAAGCTATGTCTTTAAAAAAATTAAGAAGAAAGTTAGACCATACAAAAGAGTATAACATAGAATATGTAAATAAACATAATCATTTTATTTCAACTACAACTAAAGGGATAGAACCAAAATGAAAATAAATAATAAAGAAGTAATTAAATTTACTAAAGATGATATTAAAAGTGTAAGACTAGATTCACATAGATATGATACTTGGGCAACCATTACATTAAAAACTGGAGTAGAAATAAGAAGTCATAGTTATGAACTTGAACAGATAATATTAGATAAACATAAATCTTATATTGCGTTTGGTGCAAACGTACACACTTGGTTATCAATGAACAACGGGGAAGATTTCAAGGTATAGTATATATACCCTGCCCTGAAACGCAGGATATCATATCATACTTTTTGAAAAAAGTCTATTACGCAAATTGACACATCTGTTAATTTATGCTATAAGTAATTATAAATAGGAGCAATAATATTATGATAGAAAAAAAATATACATTAGAAGAAATAACTAGTGCTTGGTATGAGTGCTATGGAGAACATATGGAAGATGAGTACGAGGGTTTTATACTATTTTTAAAAAATAAAAAGGAAGAAGATGAAAAGAAAAGAACTTGAAAAAGAAATAGGAACACTATCAAACCCTAGTAAAATGCCTGCATTTGCTTGGGGTATATCAGCAAAGAAATGCAAGACAGGTAGTAAGTTAGCAAAGATAAAAGGAACTATCTGTAATAAATGCTATGCACTTAATGGACATTATTTATTTCCTGTTGTTGCTAATGCCCACGAGTTAAGAAGAAAAGCAATAGAAAAAAATGAGTGGGTAGATTATATGGCAGAACTAATTACCCAAAAGTACAAAAACCTAGATAAATCAAAGCTTTATCACAGGTGGTTTGACTCTGGAGATTTGCAATCTTACTCACATCTTATGAAAATATTTGAGGTGTGCGAGTTAACACCACATATAAAATACTGGTTAGCCACAAGAGAATATCAATTTATAAAAAACCTCAAAGAAAAAGATGTGCCAAAGAATTTATGTTTGCGTGTATCTGCAATCAAAGTAGACAGCCCACCACCAAAGTTTTGGAAGTGGACATCAGGTGTGCACAAAGATAAAAAACCAATAGGTAGAGAATGCCCTGCATATAAACAGGGTGGTGAGTGTAAATCTTGCCGTGCTTGTTGGAGTCGTTCAGTTAAACAAGTAAGTTATAAGGAACATTAATGACAGAACAAGAACAAAAAGACTTTGAATGGGCTAGTAGTTATTATTTATATGATGATTTAGATGCTGATTGGGTTAATTGGGATAAAGAAAAATTACATAACGAGCTTGAAAATTTAGCTTGGCAACCCTTTGAACATTGGCAAGGTAAAGATATTTATATTGAAATTGAAAAACTAGCAGATGGAGTAAGAAAATATATAAACAAGGAGAACAAATGCCAAAAGAAATAGATATAGATAATGAACTAGAAAAAAGATATGAAAAATTTCATGAGTGGTTAGACACTTGCCCTTTTAAATGGACTGAATCTAGTCACCCAACAAGTGGAATGACATGTGTTAATTTTGAAATAGAAGAAGAATGAAATATATAATTATAATTTTTTTATTACTTACAGCTTGTAAAACCACAGATATAAACCCTAAAGTTACAATAATAAAAAATATTTTACAAAATCAGTTGACAAATAAGTAAAAGTGTGATAAGGAGAAAACAATGACAGAGTCAAAAAAATATAAAATAAGAGTATTTGGATATGGATATGAGGGTGGCACAACATTATCTTTAGCAGGATTAGTAGACGCAGACAGAATAAATGATGAAGTAATACATCTTTGTGTAGCATCACCTAAAACTTTAAACTTTCAAAAAGAATCCTTTTATGATAAAAACAAAGTTAGAATTACATACGAGGAAATAAACGATTGAATTATAAACAGCAACTAAATATTATAGAAGGATTATTTATTCCACCTGAAACTTTAATAAGGGTTGATTGCCCATTTTGTAAAAATATAAATACACTATCAGTAGACACCACAGAAAACAATATCAAATGGTATTGCTTTCATGCGTCTTGTAAAGCCAAAGGAAAAAAAGAGGGAGAAAAAAATATGCAATATGTTAGTGCAACATTTAATAAAAAAGAAAATAATATAAGTCAAAAATTTATTATACCTGATAGTTTTAAAATAGTGTCTACAAATAAAAATGCACAAATGTATTTACATAAAAATAATTGTTGGGAGGCATGGGCTTGGGGTAGAGCAGATATCAAGTATGATGTAAAACAAGATAGAGTTGCATTCTTAATTAAAAATAGAAACACAGATGAAATAGTAGGAGCAGTAGGTAGAGGACTAAATAAAAATGTATATCCAAAATGGTTTATGTATGATAATAAAAATGTGCCATTTAAATGTGGTGATTGTGATGATGCAGTTATTGTAGAAGATTGCCCATCAGCTTGTGCAGTATCTAATATATTAACAGGTATATCTATTATGGGTACAAAATTAAAAGAAGAACATAAAGAACATTTAAAGCCATATAAAAAACTATATATCTGTTTAGACAGAGATGCTACCACAAAAGCATATGATATAGCTAAAGATTTAAGGTCGTCAGGGTTTGACAATGTCGTGGTTAAACCATTAGAAGATGACCTTAAATACTTTAATACAGATAAAATAAAGGAGATGTTTTATGAATGATAAAATGAAAAAAGAAGTTCTTGATAAATGGAACGAATGGAAGTGGGATGTTTGGGAATCAAACAGAACAACTTGGAACCAAAGAGACCAAGCTATAGCAGAAACAATAGACCAAATATTATTAAAGGAGTTAGATGATAGAAAAACAAATGCTTAGACTAATGCTTGGTAAAGCATTCTATACAAAATATAAAGGCACTATATCGCCAACTATATTTACAGGAGATATAAGTTCTTTGTTTGATACAATACAAAAAGCACATGCAAAATATTCAGATGATATAAGTGTTGATGAATTATATTCTTTGCATACTGCTATATTTAATCCTGCATTAACTCGTGCTGCAAAAGAAAAATTTAGTGAGTTAGTAGAAGATATAAAAGAAATACAAGAACCTAGTAAAGAAATAGCAAAAGATATAATGCGTATCTTATCTGATAGAGATTTAGCACAGAGAATAGCAGTTGAAGCTTTGGGATTGCTTGATGTGACTACTAAATGGAAGTTTAATATACCTGTGTTAAAAGAAAATGTAGGTGGTATTGGTGGTGGTAATCTTATGATTGCATTTGCTAGACCCGAAACAGGTAAGACAGCTTTTTGGGTTAGTCTGTGTGCAGGACCTGAAGGATTTGCTGAACAAGGTGCAAAGGTTCATGCATTTATAAATGAAGAGCCTGCTATCAGAACACAGATGAGAGCCATATCTTGCTATACTGGTATGACTAGAGAAGAAATAATACAGGACAAAGAGATAGCACAGAATGCTTGGAGTGAAATAAAAGATAATATAGCTATGTTTGATACGGTTGATTGGTCAATGGAAGATATAGATGCACATTGTGAAAAACATAAACCTGATATAATAGTTATTGACCAGCTAGATAAAATAAATGTAACAGGTACATTTGCTAGAACAGATGAGAAGTTAAGACAGATATATACTAGTGTGAGAGAGATAGCAAAGAGGAGAGATTGTGCTGTGATTGCTATATCACAAGCATCAGCAGATGCACATAATAGAAATAGTATATCATTTGATATGATGGAAAACTCTAAAACAGGTAAAGCTGCAGAGGCAGATATTATTATAGGTATAGGCAGAAATTCTAACTCTGACGCAGAAAACAAAATAAGAACATTATGTATAAGTAAAAATAAAATAAATGGTTATCATGGAGAACCATCTTGTACAATTAGAAGAAGTATAAGTAGGTATGAAGTATGATTAGTGTAGTAGACGTAGAGACATCTTGGCAAGTTACAGATACAGGAGGATATGACCCATCACCTTTTCATCCTGATAACATATTAGTTAGTGTTGGTATAAATGATGAGTATTATTTTACTAATCATTCTGAAAGAGTCGATAAAGGTTGTTATGATAAAATACAATCTACATTAGATAATACAACTTTATTAGTAGGTCATAATATAAAATTTGATTTGATGTGGTTGCTTGAAGCTGGATTTAAATATACTGGTAGAGTATATGACACTATGTTGGGGGAGTATATATTAAACAGAGGAATAAGAAAAAGTTTAACTTTAGAAATGTCTTGTAGAAGAAGACGTATTGGATCTAAAGATAGTCGTATAAAAGAATTTACAGATAGGGGTATACCTTTTCAAAATATACCTGCTGATGTTGTAGAAGAATATGGTAGAATAGATGTGCAGATAACTAGAGATTTATTTAATTCACAAATGGCAGATTTTAAAATGCCAAAAAATAAACATCTATTGATGACAGCTAAAATGATGAATGAGTTTTTAATTGTATTATCTGACATGGAAGCTAATGGTATTAATATTAATTTAGAAGAACTATCTAAAGTAGAAAAAGAATACAGGGCAGAGTTTGCATATTTAAAACAAAAGATAGATAAGATTGTCTATAAACAAATGGGAGATACTAAAGTTAATTTATCTAGTCCTGAACAACTATCATGGTTAATCTATAGTAGAAAACCAAAAGATAAAAAGCATTGGGCAAAGATATTTAATGTAGGTATAGATAAAAATACAGGTAAAAATAAAAGAAGACCTAACTTTTCAAGATTGCAGTTTAGAAACTTAGTTGCAGATAATTCAGAAAAAATATTTAAAACTACTGCTGAACAATGTAGAAATTGTAATGGCAAAGGTGTTATAAAAAAGATAAAGAAAGATGGTAGCCCTTATAAAAACTATACTAAATGTGATGTTTGTGATGGTGATGGATATACTTATTCTAGTATGGGTAGAGTTGCAGGATTTCAACAAAGACCTAGAAGTGTATATGATATTGCAGAAGCTGGGTTTAGAACAGATAAACTTACACTAACTAAAATAGCAAGTGAAGCAGAGGGTGAGTTTAAAACTTTTATAGATTCTATTGTAAGGCATAATGCAGTTGATACATACTTAAATACATTTGTTACAGGATTAAAAAACTTTACAAATGAAAAAGGTTTTTTACATCCTAAGTTTATGCAAGCTATTACAGCTACGGGTAGATTATCTAGTAGAGACCCAAACTTTCAGAACCAACCTAGAGGCAAAACATTTCCTATTCGTAAAGTTGTGTCTTCTAGATTTAAAGATGGTATGATATTAGAGGTAGACTTTGCACAATTAGAATTTAGAACTGCTGTATTTCTTGCACAAGATAAACAAGGTATGGAAGATATAAAAAATAAAATAGATGTTCACCAGTATACTGCAGATATTATTGGTGTATCAAGGCAAGATGCAAAGGCACATACATTTAAACCTTTGTATGGTGGTGTAACAGGCACAGAAGATGAGAAAAGATATTATACTAAGTTTTTAGAAAAATATAAAGATATAAAAACTTGGCATGAAAAACTTCAAAGTGAAGCTATAAGATTTAAAAGAATTAAATTACCAACTGGTAGAGAATATTCTTTTCCATATGCTGAACGTACACCATGGGGTGGATCCACGTATGGTACACAAATAAAAAATTATCCTGTTCAAGGATTTGCTACAGCAGATATTGTACCATTAGCTTGTATTAATATTTATAATATAATGAAAGAAAAAAAAGTAAAAAGTTTATTAATAAATACGGTTCATGATTCTATTATTGCAGATGTTCATCCTGATGAAACATATATTATGGGAAAAATATTTGAAGAGGGTACATCAAAAGTAATACAATCATTAAAAGAATATTATAATATAGATTTTAATGTCCCACTTGACACTGAAATAAAAATAGGCTATAATTGGCTAGATATGGAGGAGGTAGAAATAGCATGAAAAAAATGATAGAAGCGTTAGAGACCCTAGATGAGTATGATGATTCAGATTATGCTGCTTATTTAGAATATACAGAGTTAAAAGATAGATGTCTTGTAGAGCCATCAACTATGTATATAGATGAAAACCACGAGTTTCTTAGTACATTTAAATACTTTGCACACTCAGATGGATTAGAAATAAGAGTAATAAAAGGAGATACAAAAATATGTTAGATACAATACTGCAATTATTTTTAATAATTACTATAATATTTTTTATTAATGATATGATATTTAGAAAATAATGCTTGACTTTTTAATAAAAGTGTGGTATAAGATAATAACTAAAATGGAGGACAAATGTCTGATAATAACTTAGTAAATATAAAAGGAATGTCTGATGAACAAATCATGCAGGCAATAGGTCAAGACGATGGATCTAATATGGGTACTAATATACCTAGATTAGCAATCAATCGTACACCTGAAGATGACGATGGTAATCAATTACCAGTTGGTCACTTCTATACTTACGATTCAAGTATTGGTCAAAATGTTTATGGTAAACCAATTACATTAAGACCATTCATAAGTGCGATGCAATACATGCACTATGATGCTGATAAAGGTGAGTATATAAATCGATCTATTATATTTAAAAGCTGGAAAGATGAAGCTATAGATATACTAGGTGGAACTAAATGTGGTAAGATACCTTTTAAAGAAAGAGCAAATCTTACACCTGAACAGTTAGAACAACAAAGAACTATTAGGTGTTATAAACTTGTTTATGGTTTGCTATCATTTAAAAATGGTAAAACCGCACAAGGTAATGATCACAATGTAGAGAACTTACCAGTTCTTTATAGAGTAACAGGAACAGCATTTTCACCTGTAAGTGCTGCGTTAGATCAACTTAAGAAAAGAAAAAAACTTATGTTTAATTCTATCTTATCCATTGATACTAAACGCCAAAAGAAAGGTGGTAATGTATTCTATGTTCCTGAAATAGCTGTAAATGCAGATGCTAATTTACAGTTATCTGATACTGATATGGAAACATTAAAGGTATTTCAAGAGTCTATTGATACAGAAAATGAAGAGGTTAGTGGCCTATATAATAGTGCCAAGACCAAGAAATCAAATGGATCTGATAAGATAGATGCTGAGATTGTAAAAGATCTTGACGATGATTTACCCGAAAAGGTGCTTGCAACTTAATGAATGATATACTCATTAAAGTACAGAAGTATCTTACTGATGTTGCAAAAGGTCCTACACAAGTAGACAAAAAACTTGTAGAGGAGTTTGGTGAGGCGTGTAAAAACGCCTTGCTAAAACAATTTAGTGAAGGTAGAAGTTCTAAGTTTGAAGCTAGAATGTCTAATATAGGTAGACCACTATGTCAATTACAAATGGAAGCTAAAGGTATAAAAGGTGAAGGTCAACCATATAATGTGAAAATGAGAAATACATTTGGAGATCTTGTAGAAGCGTTAGCATTATTTGTTATGAAATCATCAGGAGTAGAAATAAAAAATGAACAAAAAAAAGTTGAATATAAATTTAATGGAAATACAATTGAAGGGAAACAGGATGTTGAGATTAATGAAAAGATATGGGATATTAAAAGTGCATCGCCATATTCCTTTGAAAAAAAATTTGGAGAAGAGGGTGGATTTAATGAGGTTGTCAAGGATGATACCTTTGGTTATGCGTCACAAGGTTTTTTATATGGAGAAAGTCAAGGTAAAGAATTTGGCGGATGGATTGCAATAAATAAATCTACTGGTGAATGGGCAGTATGTGAAACACCTAAATTAAATGAACCATATAAAACAGATGCACTAAATAAAGCTAAAAGTAATTTTAAAGCATTACAAAAAGGTGAACCTTTTAAAAAACAATATGATGATATTGAAGAAACATTTAGAGGTAAACCTACTGGTAATAAAGTTTTGGGCTTTGCTTGTTCGTTTTGCCCATACAAACTTCCTTGTTGGGGAAGTAAATTGCAGTTGTTACCACAACAGCAATCTAAAGGTAAAAACCCTAAATGGGTTTGGTATACTGAAGTAAACAATCCGAGGAAAGAAGATGAAATCAACTCGTAGTCGTAAAGCCAAAGGTCGTAGACTTCAGAACTGGGTGAGAGATAGTTTGAGGGGTCTGTTTCTCACCCTTACCGATGATGATGTTAGAGTAGCTATTATGGGTGAAACTGGTGCTGATGTTAAATTATCAGCTATTGCAAAAAAATTGTTTCCCTATGATATTGAATGTAAAAATACAGAAGGATGGAAAAAATTATATGATGCATATGATCAAGCTGATGGACATGGTGATAATCAACCAATTGTGTTTATAAAAATGAATAGGAGAAATCCATTAGTAATTGTAGATGCAAAACATTTTTTAAGATTAAATAATGCAGGTTTTATAACTGATCCTGTAAAAGTGGAGTATTTAAATGAAAGAAAAAGATAAATTAATGTTACTAAATTCTATAAAAGTTCTTGTAAGTCCTTGGGATAATGGTTTTCAATGTGGTATAATAATGGATAGTAAAAGTAAAATGACCACAGAAGAATATGAATTATGTTCTACTATAGCTAGAGGCATGATAAAAATGGCAACCACTGACCCTCATTCTACGTTTCTGTGGGGACTTCGTGGTTTTGCCGATGATAAAAAAAAAGAAACAAGAGATCTAACTATTAGTTCAGTATCAGAATTTGATGATGAATCTAATGTTATAGATTTTTTAGAGTTCTTAAAAAAGAAACGAGATAAGGAGTTAAACTAATGGCAACACATGTTGTAATAGGTGACCCTCATTGCACACCTAAAGCAAGCAATGAAAGATTTCTGTGGGCAGGTAGGTTAGCCGCAGATGTAAAAGCTACACATATTATCTGTATGGGTGATTTTTGTAGTATGGATTCTTTATCCTCGTATGATAAAAAGAAAAAATCATTTGAAGGTAGAAGATATCAAAAGGATATGCAACACTCACATGAAGCATTATCCTTATTTAATAAAGGTTTAGGTAAACACAAAGCTAGAAAGATTATGCTACATGGTAATCATGAAGATAGAATAGATAGATTTGTAGATGAGAATCCTGAATTAGATGGTACGCTAAAAATTAGTGATTTAAACTTTAAACAATATGGATGGCAAGAAGTTCCTTATAAACAAAATAAAGTTTTAAATGGTGTATATTATGCTCACCACTTTCCATCAGGTATACTTGGTAGTGCTATATCAGGAGAAAATATAGCTAGAACTCTCTTGACAAAACACAAAGTATCTGCTACAGTAGGTCATAGTCATTTGTTAGATTATGCTACATCTACTTTACCAAATGGTAAAAAGTTACATGCTTTATCTGCAGGATGTTATTTAAATCATAAAGAACATTTTGCTAGAGATACCCTCCTTCT